TTGTTAATATTTGTATATAATATTCTTTAAGTTATTTCTTATTTTTATTTATTTCAATTTTTATTATATTTCTCTTTTAAATATTTTAATATTATTTTTGATATTAAAATATTTTTTTATTATTTTTTATTAATTTTAAATATTCGGGAAAAGTTCCCAAAAATTTTTATACTGATGGGAAGTACTCCCAATTTAAGTCATCACAAATCAATTTCCATGTAGCATCCACCTCCTGTAACTTATCTCTATTTTTCAACAAAGGAAAATAAATTAAAAAATCATCCAATTCTAACAATTCAAAAAATTTGTGCATCAAATAATTATAATTCAAACAACTCTTACGATTTTTTGGTTTATGTAATTCAAATGGTTCTTGGATTTCTTCAAACATCATATCTATTTTATGTTCAGCTTCACGTGATATAGTAATAGGTAATTTACAAGTTAAGAAACAAATAATATGAGTGATATGTTCATAATATTTGTTATGACCCAATTTCTTGAGAATATCTCTCATTATTTTATGATTGATACTATCATTATCTAATCTTAATTTTTTAATTTCTTGTTTAATTTCTTCATAAATTTCAGGAGGAATATCAATTGTTTCTTTTGCTTGAAATTGATTAATACGCTCATTTAAGTGATTCTTTCTTTTATATGCAGTATAGTTTTTACTGGCTTGTACTGGTTCTTTATAATTTGGTTTATCTGTATCTAATAATATATCATTAGATCTACCACACACAGTACACACAATTAATCCATCATGTTGATGAACAGTCATTTCTGTTTGACATTCAGGACATTCAAGAATAGTTTTATGAGATAATTTATTAGTAGTTTGTGTTGTAATTTTAAGATAATCATTTAATAAAGTAGCTTTATTGGAAATATTTGCATTTGTATCATAATAATTAACAAGAATATCCATAGTATTATAAAAATAATCTAATTCTGCATCATTATTTTTAACTTCATTAATATTCTTCTCTAACATTTTAATTTTTTCTTCATAAAAAAGTTTATTATTTGAATTATCTAGACTAGGTTCAAGAGAATTTATTTTTTCTATTTCTTTCTTGTATTTTTCTATTTTTTGATTCCATTTCTCTACACCAGATTTACTCTTTTGGAAAGACTCCATCATTTTATTATGACAGATATCAACGGTATCTTGAATATTAGCTTGTTTTTTCTTATTTTTATTATTTACAAAAGAAGAATATTTGGTAGTTTTTTCCTTAAATGTGGACATAGTATACTTCAAGAAAAAGATTTAAGTAGAAAAGAAATATGTATTACGTTTGAATAAAAATTTTGATATATTTTTTTGATGAAAATCACGTGATAATAATTATATAAATATATTTTTTCTGATCTATATGATGGCTAGGAAATATGATGAAATAATTATAATACTACTAATAAAATCCTGATCCTCTAGAAAAATATTTAGTTATTAATTAATTTTTAATTAAATTTAATTAATTTTTTTGTTAATTTGGGGTTAATTCTCAAAAAATATTTTTCTGAAACATAGTTATATACTAAAAAATGGGTGGTGGCTTAGTTCAACTCGTAGCTTATGGTGCTTTATTCCGATCTTGGGCACCAACAGTAGGCAGTCAGTAAGGTTCTTGATATACCTTACTGAATAAACCTGTGTAAATATCAAGAAAAATTATCTGATGGTTTACGTAACCTTAAAAAGTTAATTTTTTATATAACCTGCTAGTCTTTTTTTAAAGGCAAGAATGTCAAATTGCTTGAACCCCCTAAAGCTTTCAATACGAAATTAGGATAGTAATATACCTAATGGCCAAGAGTAAAAACTTGGATTTATTTTAATAGATTTATCTATTGAGATTAACGTGAAAATTTGAAAGATATTTTAAAGATTTATAATCTTTTTAAAAATGGGCAATGAGCAGCCAAGTGGCTAATTTTATTTAACAGTAAAACGCCATGCAGTTCATCGACTAGACGGCATTCGGGTTTTCATTATAAATATGAAAATCATAAGATATAGTCAGTCCTTATGGGAAACCATAGGGGATGTCGCAAGACGTATACCTCACAGGTAATCCTCAAATCACCTTTGAATAAAGGGTTGAAAAGCAACACGCCTTGAATATGTGGATATTTCAAGAATAAACCGTTTAGTATCCATCTCAAAAATCACACCAATTTTTGATGTTACAGTTGCTAGTGAATAGATTAAAAAGAATTAATTTAACATATTCTATTTGCGACATTGTCAAATTGTTCTGGGAACCCCTAAAGCATTTGTTACCAAATTATAGTAGAAATACATATAATGACCAAGAGTAAAAACTTGGACTAGAAATTAGCAATAATTTCTGAGGTAAAAATACAAATGATGTTAAATTGTTATGAATACCTTACGTAGGTTTAAAAAGTAACAGTTTATAAATGGGCTATCAGCAGCCAAGTCCTAAAGTATAAAAAATTATTTTTATAATATGGATGCAGTTCAACGACTAAATGGCAGTGGGTTTAAAAATAATAAATATGATAATTAAAAAATTATTTTTAGGCTTAAGATATAGTCTAGCCCCCATGGGAAACTATGGGGTATCCGCGTTTTCAAAGTTGTCTACCGCAGACACACAAACTTCGCCAGCGAATCAATCGAACAAACATTCACTGGCACCCCCACATTCGGTGCCCGTGCCAACGTACAATTAACCCGTAACGCCGATGTAGTTACAAAGATGTACCTCCGTGCCACACTCGGTGCCGGTTTATCCGCCTCAAAATGGGCTTGGGTCTCCAACGTAGGCCACGCCGTAATTGACAACTACTACCTCGAAATTGGCGGCACCCAAATCGACAAACAATACGGTGACTGGCTCAACATCTGGTACGAACTCACCCACAAGGTAGGCCAAGAACGTGGCTATGCCCGCATGGTAGGTAACGTTGCCGACAACACAGACCTCGCCTTATCCCACGATGCCTACGTAATCAACGTACCTCTCCAATTCTTCAACTGCAGACACGACGGTCTCGGCATCCCTCTCATTGCCCTCCAATACCACGAAGTCCGCATCTACTTTGAATTTGTACAACTCCAATACTTAACCGTATCAACATACGGCAGTGGCTCAGCCCTCACATGGACAACAAAGCCCACTCTCGATGCCTCTCTCTGGGTAGACTACATCTACCTCGACCAAGAAGAACGCAAACGCTTTGCCCAAGCCACACACGAATACCTCATCGAACAAGTTCAATTCCCCTCAACTGAATCAGTCAACACAGTCAACACCCGTACACGCCTCTCATTCAACCACCCTTGCAAATTCCTTGCTTGGGTAGTTCGCTTAGGCCGCTACACATCAGGCAACCGTTTCTTAGCTTACAACGCCACTGATGCCACTGCCATCCGCCTCCAAGCCACCAAACGTTTCATCCTTGGTTGGGCAAAAATTCTCTCAGCTGGCAGCATGTCAACTGATGGTGATTACATCTTAGGTTCTACATCCTTAAACGGTGTATATGGACTCTACTACCAAAACGCTAAAGCGATTGCGGTAGATCTCCAAGTATTTGACGTAGACAATATTACTATTACAGGTGCACTCCTCCCCATTGATGTTGCATCACAAACCGCTGATGTATTCGAAACTAATGCTGCAACTGTTGGTGCCGCTGCTCGCCTTGGTGGTGGTGATGGTTCAGCCTCCAATGATATCGTAGTATACCAATACGACAACTACGGTCTCCAACTCGACAGATCCGAAAACCCTGTAGCCCTTGGCCTCCTCCAACTCAACGGCCACGACAGATTCGACCAACGTGACGGTGACTACTTCAACTACGTACAACCTTACCAATGCTTCTCCAACACACCTAACGATGGTGTAAACGTATATTCATTCGCCCTCACACCTGAAGAACACCAACCTTCAGGCACATGCAACTTCTCACGCATTGATAACGCCACCCTCGCGTTAACTCTCGGCCGTGCGGGAGATTCAGCCTCAGCGTTCAAGAATGAATACCTCAACACAGACTGCGACTTAAACATCTATGCGTTCAACTACAACGTACTTCGTGTAATGTCAGGAATGGCAGGTTTAGCCTATTCAAATTAAAAAGTTTACTATCATTTGGTGGTATATTTTCTTTTTTTATAAAATAATAACTAGATAGTTTGTATCTACTGGCGACATAACCTTAAATATAATAAATTATTATTATATTTAAACTATAGTTTGTAAAGTGTAATCGCACACACTACACATTCTTTTTTAATTTCAAACGTATAATGATCTTTTAATTTTTGCATTATAGATTTAATATCTAAATTTTCCTGTTTGTATATAACTATTTTTTTAACAAAATCTGATCTAGCTCTTTGTACATATTTTTCATTAAGTGGTAATTCAGGTGTTGATAATTCAATCGCTAATTGTTTTCCTGTAATAGTATTCATTAATGTATTAAGAATTTTTTTATCTGTTTCAATACCATATTTCTTATTTTTATTTCTTTTACTTTCAGATATCTTTATTTTAGATTCTTCTGAAAAAACTTTCTTTTTTTTAGTAATTATAATATTTTCTTCTTTTTCTGTTGTAATTATATTTTGATTTTTTTCACTATCATTACATTCTGGTGATGAAATTATATTGATATTTTGCACAGGTTCTATATCATGAGTATGTGTTAAAACTACTTTCTTAACTTTATATTTATTATTCCTTTCAAATATCTTATACTGTTTCGACCATAATAATTTATTAATTTTTATTAATCTTGATTCATTTAATAAATGTGTATATCTCTTCATTGCATATTTATTATACCATTCATTATAAATTGTATCTACTGATCTCAATGTATTAATATTTGTTTCTGTAATATTATTATCAATTTCTTTTCTTAAAATTTTTAAAGAATCTTTAAATAATTCACCAAAATATACACCTCTTTTTACATGATGATACATATATTCATCTTTACATAAACCTAACATTGATAGTGTTTTACCAATAATTTTAGCAGTTGGTTGGGTTTGATTAACTAATTTATTTACATCTATTCCATTTGATGTTAAATATTGACGAGATAATTCTAATGTTTCGTTTGAAAAAGATTTTAATCCTTTCCCTGAACTATAACCAACAAATTTTAATTCTGGAATTCTATCATATTGAATACTTTTACCATATATAGACATTGTTGATATTCCTAATGGTATATCTTGATATTTATTATAATAATATTGTATAACTTCTTTACTATAACATAATTTTGCTAATAATTTACCACCACAAAAATTATATCCAAATACTGTTGATGGAACACACATCATAATATTAAATAATTTATTTAATAGTTTATCTTCAAATTTCATATCTTTTGACCATTCAATATATTTATCTCTTCCACTAACACTAGCATAATCTGAACTTAATCCTAAAATTCCAAGATATTTATTTGATGTTTCATCTTTAATAAGAATAAAAATTCTTTTACCCATACCATTTTTCTTATTTTCTACATTTTTTCTAAAACTTGATAATCTAGCACGATAAAAATTCCATATGTCTCTTTGTTCAGAATTCTCTACAAATTCTAATTTAATTTTAATTTTTTTAACATCATCTAATTTACCATTAAATAACATACTAAGATAATAATTATCATCTTTACTAAATTCTTCTTGATATGGATTTATATCATTATTACCATTTGTAATTAATTTAATTAATTTATCTTGAATTACATCTATAGAATTATCGTCAATTAATATATTGTTTAAATTATAATATATCTTTTTTATTTGTAATATAAAATCATTATAATTTAATGTATGTTTTAAAAAATTACAAGTAGTACAACATGCTACACAATTATCTAGAGTATATCCTTTATTATTATCAAGTCTATCAATACCACTATATTTAACTGGTGATGATTTACAATAATGACAATCTTTAATAATTATAGTATTAAAACCTTCTTTTGTTAATGTAAATTCTAATTTTCTTTCTAATGCACCATGTTGATACTTAGAATATGTTACGTTCAATGGAAATTTAAATAATTCATGATATGTATTATCTAGATTATCATTAATATTATGTTTAATTGATAAATGATGAATTATATTTATAA